AGAATGAAATAATCTCAAAGATATACAACGTTTCATAACGTTTGGTAACGGTGAAGTATTGACAAATCAGAATTACCGTTGTTAATTTAACCCGAAAGGCAGAAATGCCGTCGGGTTTTTTTATGTCAAGGAATCGAAGTGATTACCGAAATCATTGCAATAGTAGCGCTATGTATCATCGCGGTTTCGACAGCGGTGATTGGATCCTCGTTGGTGTTGTGGCGAAAGCGTGGCTATGAACTGCCATGCGATGACGATACTGCAAAGCCTGAATGTAGTATCTTCCCAAAGCGGAAGCAGGGTAGCAAAGCAACCGGCGTGACGCAGGATGATGAATGGATGGTAGAGCAGGAGAAGCTCGAAGAATTGAGGAAACTCGATCCAAGTTATAATCAAGGTGAATAACAATGTCTTCTGGTAATAATGTGCAAAAAACAGTGATGAATAGAATACGCAGGCTGGAGTTACGGCACTTGTATTTTTCTGAAGTGAAGACTCAACAGGAATGCGCTGAGATACTTGGGGTCAGTCAACCTGCTATTTGCAAGGCATTGAAGAGAATTGAAACTGATTTGATGAAGGAAGCTATCGGGGATAAGAAAGCTTCACTGCGTAAACGATTAGTTGAGCTGCGCTCGCTGTATGTTAGGGCTGTGAAGGGCTATGAATCATCAAGATTACTTAACGAAGAATTCAAACCAGACCCTAATCAGCCTGGCAATCCTGCATTCCTACAGCGCGCCCTGGCAATCAATCAGGAAATCAGCAAACTACTTGGACTCTATCCAACAGCAGAAATTGATCTCGGAGACTTAGGAACGATTCAACCCGTTGCATTCATACTTCATCCGGTCGATCCGGAAGTTGCAAAGGGTGATAATCATTAACAACTATAACATTTAGGGGGTAGTATGTCATGGTCAAGTAATCCGTTAGTCGGTTACATGGGAGGAAGGGAGCTTCAGCTTAACAAGCTTGGAATGTTGGTGATGGGAGCGATACCATGTACCGTTGACGCAGATAATCTATCAGGACAAACACAGTTCGGTGATAGCGATTTGTCGAAATATCCCGATGACTTCTTCAACGATAACTTCGTGGCGTGGGTATTCTCGGCAACAAATATCACAGCAGGTGCATTTGCGCAGATAACAGACTTTACAAGTGTCGGTGGTATCGTAACCACTGATTCAATCGGCGCTGCGTATGCTGATCTCGATCAGATTATATTGATTGAGAAGTCACGTATCGCTTCGATGTCCGATGGTCTGCTCGGTGTAGGTTTGCCGATCAGGGTAACTGGTGACTTATCTACTACGACATTCAGTTGCAAAAGCCTTATCGGGATTTCAAATGATACATTCAATGGTCGTTGGTGTGTCCTTTGGACGGCGACGACAAACAACAATTCACTGGCTTATGACATCACTGCCTTTGTTGGATCAACCGGTAGGTGTACGGTTCCTACAATGTCTGGAGCTCCTGTAATTGGTGACGAGGGATACCTGATACCGCGAGCATTAGTGCCAGAAAGCGCGGCTTCGTTGTTTGCAACCGGTGAGTCTATCATGGACTTCATGGGTCTTATTGCTGAAGCGGCTGCGACTGGAGTGCCAACAGCCACTGGTACGTTCCGGGGGTACATCAAGCAACTCATCAACGGTCATCTTGGCAGCCGTGTCGGCGCGCCGGTAGGGTTCACTGTGGCTAGTGCTAAACCCCTTGTCGGAACGGGAGGGATTGAACATGCGCATTCTACTGGTGGAACGATCATGAGTGGTGCGTGTGTTGGGTCAATAAGACTTACAAAGGCAACATTGCAGATAGGAGAAACTGCTCCTACATGGGTGGTTGGTGAAAAGATTTTCTTAAGAGTTTACACTGAGGATTTTAAGGTTAATGTTCCATTTCTAAATGCTGATAGTTCGGATTTTACGATAGGCGATGCTGTGCCGGGTGCGGTGGCGTATGCAGAACTTAACCACGATATTACAACTGGTGATGTTGTAGAATTATACACCAATACGGTTGCAATTACTGGTGTTGGACCAACACTGCAAGTAAATGGTATAGCACTGTCCGAAGGTGCTTCAATTGCAGCAGTATAGGAGATAAAAACAAAGGGGTTGATTGATGGCAAGGTTTAGAAAGAAATCAGGTGAAGTTGATGCCCTACAGTGGTTAGGGACTAACCAGCGCGAAATGCACGATTTCATAACCGGCGATGTTGATAGTTATATAGAAACATCAGGCGAAGGATTCCTTATTGATCACAGCAAAGGTGCAGGCGGTCTGGTTATTAAGACAATCCATAATGATCAAGAGGTATTTGTAGAGATCGGTGATTGGGTATTGGCTGAAAAGGATGGCGTTCATTTTTATCCATGCAAAAAGGATGAATTTCCAAATCTTTACGAAGAAATTTAACAATAGGGGGAGCGTGCTGCTTTACTCCACTCTCCCCACACAGAATCGTTAGTAGTTTGGGGCTGTTGATCGCAGACTTGCAGGTCTTCCGGCAATGGTCCCGGCTACTGCAACCGTAACAATTAAAGGAGTCATAACATGAAGACATTAGGAAATACCACAGCAAGTCAAGCGAAAGACAATGTCAAAGACCTCGTAATCTGGGGTGATGGTAATATGTTCAAGTTATTATCCAAAGCATCTTCGGAAGAAGAGGGCTGGATGAAGTCAACTAAGGCAATGGAAATTCCGGGCGTTGGCTGTGTTGTGCAGGTAACTACACAGCAGTTGAATAATGACGGTGTTACTCTTGTTAATTCTCAATCGGTCGCTGAAGCTGTGACCTTTGTTCCGGGTGTGAAGATTGAGGAAATTATGGACGATGACCTTGAGAAGGTGATTAGTCGCAAGCTTGTCGCGATTCGATAACATTATTTCAGATTGATCGAGGTGGGGGGATGTGGAAGCAACCGGATATAGTCCTAAGTTTACAACGGATTTCAGGGGGATGGCGAAAGCTAACGCCTTTATCCAGACTGATAAACGGTTTCCGTCGTACTTCGGCGGGTATGGGAATGCAAAAACTACATCACTGTGCGTAAAAGCACTTAAACATCTGTATGAATATCCCGGTTCATCGGGCGCTCTTTGCAGAAATACCAATGTTCAGCTTGATAGAACGACTCGGAAAGAGTTCTTTAAGTTGCTTGGCGTAAGCGCTGAGAATGCGCGTAAACATCCTGATATTGCCTATTGGAATAAGCAGTCAAACTATCTGAGGCTCAAGAATGGCTCTGATTTGACATTTATTTACCTCGATGGTGATAGGGCAATAGAGAATGTCCGGTCAATGAACCTCAGCTTTGCTGGGATTGACCAGGCAGAGGAAATATCGTCAGCAGCCTTCGAAGAGTTCGATGCACGTATTCGCTTTGGTGATTGTCCGCATTGGGTTGGTACGGTAGGCAATCCGGCAGGGCATAATTGGATCTGGCGTAAGTATTACAGGGATTTCATTAACGACGCTGACTTCATCATGTGGATTGCTGCCACGATGGACAATCCTCATTTGCCTGATGATTTCGTACCAAACCTATTGAAGAACCATAGTGAAGATTGGGTTAAGCGGTTCGTTTACGGCAGCTTCGATGTGTTCCAGGGTCAGATATATGAAGAGTTTAATGAGCAGGTGCATGTCATTGATCCGATGAGCTTTGATCCGAATATGATTGCTGGATGGGGAGCTGACTTTGGTTTGGTTAATCCTTCGGTATTCTTGAGATTTGCGATTGACTATGATGGTAACCTGATTGTCTTTGATGAGATTTATAACCGACAGAAGCTTGCTCCGTTCTATGCTGAGGAGTTAAGGAAACACGGTGTCTTCAATAAAGACGGCAGGCAGGATGAGATTATCGGCGATCCTTCGGTAATGAACATAACAGCGACGACCGGCACGGCACTTGAAGAGGAATACTGGGATGCAGGAATAGCAATCAGTCCGGGTAACAAACGGAAACGGTCTCCCGGTATTCAACGTGTCAAAGCGCATCTGCGAATAGATTGGGATCAGCCTCATCCATATAAGCCGGGGGAGATGGGACGCGCTGGCGGGGCGTATCGAGGTAAGGATGGTGAGTATCATGATGTTCCGGGCATCTATTTTACGAGGAACTGTTCGCATACGATTGAAGAGTTACCGAATTATCAATGGAAACAACTAAATCCGAATGATGAAGGTAAGAAGAATGCCCCTGAAGAACCGCTTGAAGTTGATGACCATTGTTGCGATGCATTAAGATATTTCATAATGGATTACATCTCTACCAAACGTCCGAAGAAGCCGAGGCGTAAGTCAATACTGGAAAAAGAAAGCGAGATGTATCGGGATCAGGAAGTTGAAGATTGGAGAGTTGGATAAACCTAAAGGAGCTAAAGATGGGTTTTGAAAATGAACGAATGTGTGTGTCGCCGGATGGGAAGCTGTATCGCTATCATCCAGAGTGTGATACGTTGCCAGAAGGATGGATTTCTATTGACTTATCGGAGCCACTGTATGTCAATGGTGGCAAATTAAGACATAATTGGTGGTCGTATCCTCGATTTTGTATGGTGAAACCAGATCCGAAGGTTAAGATAATAAGCCTTTTTGGTCATGATTTAACTATTAACCCTGAAGAGGATTTCATAGTTAAAGACGGAAACCCTGCAATTCCGCGTATGAAATCCTCTTCAGGGTTAATTCGGAAACTATGAAATCCTCAACACTTGACGATTCATTGCCGGATAATTGTATTGAAATGGGCGGTGTGCGTTATTATGCTGGTGAACCGAAGAAAACGATGTTTCAAAGACTGACTGTCAGTGATGGTCTGACTCTTGGAATGGTCGAAAATGAGCGCAAGAAGGATAGACGACACAATTATGGTTCAATAAAGACCGATAATGGCAAGTGGTTATTTAAGATCAGTGCCACTGAAGAGATATATGTTATGTGTGACGAGAATCGCACCGCAACCAAAGACAGGCGGGCAAAGCCCTAATGCCTTCCGTGATGCCACATACTGACGATTACAGGGTTTCTGATGGAATGTTTAACTTGATCGGAATGACCGGAGTTATCGGACGTGAAGCCGTATGACATGGTTTACTTGGTTGATAAACAGCGTGTAGATTTGGCGGAGAGTAAGTATTCACCTCGGAGAAATTAATGTCGCTTAAGACAATAGCAAGTGGGTTTTTGAAGAAGATTAAAGACTTCCTCGATAGCGGTGAAGATGATTTCAACGCATCAGAACTCGCTACAATAATTGAGCGTGAAGGCAAGCTGCCACCTCCTGAAGCTGAGAAGGAGTTGGCGTTGTCTGTATATGCCCTCTTCCTGAAGGCTTATCCAAAGTTTGTTCCGTTTTACGAAGAATCTAACCGTAACTGGAAGTATTATCGCGGTGAAGCTCGCCCTAAGCGTCCGAAGGGGTTGACGAATGCTAATATGAACGTGGTGTTTTCGGACATTCAGAACATCAAACCGATTATTAAGAATGGACTTGTAGATCCGAACCTGCATCCTACTGAGCCTCAACACTATGAGGCGGCCGAGAAACTTAATCTCAGGACGACCAACGCATGGAATGAGAGCAAGCTTCGGGCTAAGAATAGTGGGGCTTTGGTCAATAACCTTCTGTTCGATGGTGTAGCACACTTCAAGCTGGTGTTCAATAATGATCTGCGTGATGGTAAGGGGGATATCCGTGCACGTCTGTTGGATAATCGTAGGATTGTCTTTGATACAAGCAGTGCCGGTGACTTCGATAATGCGAAGTGGATTGCTGATGTCGTGATGGGTGATGTGGCAGAGACGAAACGGATGTTCAGGGGTAAGGCTGCTGATAAGGTTAAGCCTGGAACCGGACAGATTGACGGCAGTGATGAGTATGAGAGAAATATAGGACCGCCCGACAATCAAAGCAGTGGTAGAACAGATACTATGCACGTCATCAATAACCCTGTTGGTGATCCTGATGGTGATCCTCAACGTGTATATGATGTCGGAAATGCTTCACAGAGCGACAATCGTTTTGACAAAGCTGATAAGGTAATGCGGATCGAAATGTGGTATCGTGATATGACTGAGGATGAAAAGGGTGAGTTGGTGTACCCTGAAGGAAGGGTTGTAACTATCGGCGTGAGTGCCAGTTCGGGTGGGGTTACACTTTATCGGGATGACACAGAGAAGAGTGAACGCAACCCTGACGTGCATGTCCTGAATGATATTAAGAACCCGCATGTAAAGTTATACCAGAAAACAGATAGATTCCCCTTCATACAGGTGCAGTGTCATGAAATGGGCGGATTATGGGGGATGTCAGAGGTGTTCTTCCGTACCGATATTCAAGACTTGATCAATGATGTACTTAATCAAACGCATGATAACTGGCGGTATAATAATAATCCGTGGAAGATTTTTACAAAGCAAATAGGATTAAAGGATATATTTACTAATAAGCCGGGGTTTGTTGCGGAAATTGATGGAAAAGTTGATGATATACGTAAGCATATTTATACTCACCAACCTCCATTGATCGCTAATGAAGCGTGGACTATGTTGTCCGGGTATCTGAAGATTAACGAGCAGGGAGGCGGGGCTGCTGATGTTATCTCTGGCAGACAGCCAACAGGTGTCACTGCGGGAACTGCCATCAGCCAATTACAATCGAAGGCAAGTAGCCGATTTATCGAGCTTGCTAAGAATGTCAATAATGGATTTATCGATCTGTTTGAAGGTCTGGCGCTGATCGCACAGGACTTCGACAGTGAATATAACGGCAGGATGTGGTTAGCCAACAGTGAGGTTGATTGGGATAAACCTGATGATAAGTTTGTTGAATATGATCCGGCTGAGACTCGTGAAGCAATGTTCAGTGTTGAAGTTAGTCGGAAGATGTCTGTTGAAGAAGCAATAGCGCTGCTTGAAGCGGCGGCTAATCTGGATGGGAAATCCGAAATATCTGGCGTTGGTGAACTTGCGCTTGGGTATTCTGACGATAAAGGTTTGGTTAATCAATTCCGTGCATTACGCTTGAGTGCTGAAGAGGCTGCCCGTGAGCAAATGGAAGCGGAGCAACAAGCATTAGCCGGAATAAAGGATAAGGAAGTCGCTGCACAGATAGCATCGGCAGCGATGCAGTCAAAGAACAATCAATCAAAGGAGCAATCCAGTGGTAACGGAAAACGAAAAGCCGCCTGAAACAGATCCGGTAAAGAAGTTACAGGCGCAGCTTAGAGAGGCGAATAGAGCTCGCGAAGTTGCTGAAAATGCTATGATAAGTGCCGAGGATGGGCTTGAGAACGCCGAAGCTAAACTCGAACAGATTCAGAAAACGAAGTCGCTGTCGAAAGGCAAGCATGAGCACATGATTCGCACTTTCAAGGACATCAATTATCAGAAGCCGTGGTTTGAAGTGTGCGGTCAAACAAGTGATACACCTCATGTCGCATGTGAAGGTGAAGTGCTTGCTCGAAGGCGCGGAGCGAAGGTTCTGTTTAAAAATGGAATAGGTATCACTAATAACCGTGATGCTGCGGTTGAACTTAGCACAACTCTTTACAGGACATACATTGAAGAACATCCCCCGCTCTGTCCGGAGTGTGGCAAGGACATGGATGAAGATACTATCGACAAGTCATGGTTCTGTCCTGATGCTGCATGTGATGGGAAAAGGATCAGCATGAAGGGGAATAAGCGATGAAAACGCTACTATATCCCTGGCTACATTATTGTCTGTCGCCTGATGATGATGATAGCGGAGGTGGATCCGACGACAAATCAGATGACAGCTCGGATGACAAATCAGACGATAAGTCAGATGATAAATCAGACGACAAATCTGATGACAGCTCAGATGACAAATCCGACGATAAGTCCGACGACAAATCTGACGACAAATCAGATGATAGCTCAGATGACAAATCCGACGATAAGTCCGACGATAAGTCATCTGGTAAGACCACATTCAAGGATATCAAGTTTCCGAAACCGAAGGATGATGAGGAGGAAATTAGTGTTCAGGATTTAGTTAATGAAATGCAGTCGAAGGATTTCATGCAACAGGTTGCAAGTGTGGCAGCCCAAGAAATACCCGGGTTCAATATCGGAGCTACGATTAAAAAGATGAATGAACTCGGATACGACTTCAATCCTGATAACTTCGGCTCCATGCTTGAGGCTGTACACAACACGCTTCAGTATGACGGTCTAAAGACGAACTTCGACGCCAAAGTTAAAGAGGCTGTGACGATTGAGCTGGCGCGGATAGGAAAGAAGGGCGCTGCCAACGATCTCGAAGGTGGTAAAGGCAAAGGTCGTAAGGGTACCGGCGAGGGTGATTGGTCGGGGTCTATCGTCGAGGCAGCGAAACGCAATCTTGGCGAGAAGTTTAACGAGTTATAGTCTGAAATAAACGGTTCACAGAGCGCCATTGGAAGCTCTGTATGGGGGGGAACCGTTATTGTCTATCATCCATTTGAGGACATTAACGGAACCCATAAGAATTTAATAGGGGGACTCTATTATGGGCTTCGAGTGGTTGTATAGCTCTGATCTTCAAACTGTAGTTCGCAACAAAATCATTAAGGGGTTAGTCGATACGATTGGTGATTCGTCACCAACTATGGCTTTACTCATGAATGATGGCAATACGGCTGTGTCAGGAAAAAGCACTCCGGCTGCAAAGAGCGGATTCTTTGAAGGTGGAAAGAAAATCGAACGTGTTGTGCGGATTGCGAGAATAGACGCTCGTGGTAGTCATCGTGATTACCAACCCGTTAAAATTCAGCCGACACGTACAAAAACGGCTGTTCTGCAAGACTTCGGGCGATATTACGGCAGTGTAGATATATCAATGGGCGAGGCTATTGAGGCTCGCGGACCTGAAGCAAAGCTTAATCTGATGAGTACCAAGTATGAAGAAGTTTGGGCTGATGTCAAGGAATTGATCGCCGAAGGAATATTCAACTATGACGCAATGATGCTCTCTACCTCTGATCATTTCAGCGGCATGAACGGGCTTGGTCAGCTCTGTGGAAGGCGAGCTGGTGGCACTAACTATGGTGGCATCAACCGTGAGTGGATGGGGCTTGAATCTGATGCTACGCACACGTTCTGGAATTCATATCGAGACAGTGTTTCTCATCCTGCAGCCGATTTGCTGGATCGGACGGACACAACGGATTATATCGTTTATGTCCTCCAGAACCTTGTTGATGGATGCACGATTGGCGGTGGTAAGTATCGTCCAACTAACCTGATTACAAGTAAGTCGATTTTCAATACTTACAAGGAAGTTCTTCGTGGTAAACAGGAAATTCAACAGGCGAAGGTTGGTAGCCTTGGGTTTGAATACCTGTATTACGAAGGAATTCCGATTATATGGGATTCTTACTGTCCAGATTACCACATTTACGCCCTGAACATGAAACCTGCATTTCGTGGCAAGCCGCCACTGGGGATCATCGGACGTAAAGGTTACTGGTTCCAGGAAACCGGTTGGAAAGAAGGACAGGACACGTTAGAACGCGTAAAACAGGTAACAGTTGACCTGAATATGTGGTGTGATAACCCGCGTCTCGTAGGTGCAGCATTAAGGGTGGGAGACAGTTAAATGATACAAGTAATTCCAGGACAGTTGACGGATCAATTCGATACTGAGCTTGTACCTCTCGGATTGGTCGTTGAAGGCGATCCTCGCAGAGGCGATAAGTACGTCTTCTACAAGAATGCCTGTTATGCTGATGATGGTACAACCGAGCAGTCCATTCTGGATGGCGAGGTTATCATGCAGTGTACCCGCGCAGCCGATGCTAACGCTATGTTTGAAGGGACAAATAACGCATCGTTGGCTGTCATCAAACTCGGCGCCGCTATCGCAATCTCCACAATCGAATTCGGTAAATACGGATTCGCTCAGGTGAGGGGAGTGTGTGCGTTTGGTCGCACTGATACTGCTGGCGTGGCTGAAGGTGACCCATTGATAGCTGACACTAATGATGGTGAACTTGATACAGTGGCTGCTGGCGAAGAGCATTTGGTCATGGGGTTCGCTCAGAAGGATGACACAACCATTGAAGGCGAGGATGGCGTTGAGCTTGTCTTGACAAATTGCCTGTGGGGAACGTAGTCTTACGATCTTAATTGTGTCGGATGTGCAGGGTATCTTACACAGTTCTAAGGGGGGTGGATGGGCTCCTTTCTGCCCCTCTTTATTATAAATTAGAGATTGGTTCGGTGAACTATGGCTGTAGAAACGCTTACAGGGTTGAAACTCAGGGTCAGACGGCTTCTGCTTGGTAAATCCGATGCTACTGATGTCTGGGAAGATGACGATATTAGAGTTGCTGTAGTTGTTAATATCAGGACGCTTCAATCTGATGTCCTGGCTGCGTTCATCGATGACCTGAAAGCGTTAGAAACTATATTCAGTTCATTGCTTGTCAATGCAGATTACACCGGATTAAACCTCAATTATCACGGCTTTGCTGCCGGAACCGTACTCAAGATATTGACACTGAAATCAGACAATCAGCCGTGGGACGAGGTTAATGACGAGTACCTTGAAAGCGTGAAGGGTTATGAAGGGAATGTGGCTTATAGTGCCAGTGAAGCTCGCTTATTCACATGGGGCGGAAACAGAACGGCAGTGACCGAAGTGATCTATACTTACCCGACAATACCTACCGATCAGGCATATTCTATTCAATACATCAAGAAAGCCGAAGAGTCCGGTAATATGGACTTACCAGTTATACCCAATTTTCAGGAAATCGTTGTATTCGGAGCAACTGCTCAAGTGGCTGCCAATAAAACCCGCGACATGAAACTGGCTGGCTGGTGTCTTGAGCAACGTGAATTGAAGCTGAAACATATCAGAGAGAGCTATGGCAACGCTGGATAACTTAGTATTCCAAGCTGAACTTGAAATGCGCAGGGCAGGCGTTCCGAAGAAGGATATGCCAATACGATTTGATATTAAGGTTTTGCTGGTAAATGCTATCAGGATCGTTCAGGATGAA